GATTTTTTCATCATCTTTTGAATACCAAATATCGAAGTTTTCTAAATGCCCCATATCCGGAATACCAACAATTAGATTTTCTTTGTAGGTCAAAACAATTCTATGAGGGTTTACTCTTGCATTGTTAGCACCACCACCGTTCAAGTCTAAATGATTATTGATTAAATAATCCCACTCTTCAATTACTCTTATTGGTATGCCTCTAAAAGCCATTGACATATAATTGAATGAAGTCGTGCCTACCATTAAAGCATCAGGGTTTAATCTTTCAACACCATCGCAACAAGACTTGTCTTTCAAACCATTCAAATAGTTTGCAAGTTTCATCGCTGTTACTTTAGTCATACGATATTCCAATGCACCAGCATTCCAATATTGCGAAGTCATTAACTCGTCCATTGAAACCAAATAATTGTAAATATCTAAACCTGTAATATTCATTTGGTCTGTATAAGTCGCTCCAGCATTTTGAGTAATTGTTATAACTTGTGCAGGGTTCGCTTCCATTTGAGTGAAAAAACCATCAATACCATTTAAAGCAGTTGACAAACTTGCTTTATCTGAAAAGTACGCAACTCTCCATTTTGCTAAATTGAAATCACGTAAAAATAAATCACGGATATAATTTACTAAAATGCTGTTTACATCGTCTTCGCCAAAAAGTTTTTTGTTTACTCCCCACCAAGCCATAAAGTTATTGTCAAAAGAATTAAGACAAATTGAAGGCTTGCAACCAATCATTCCAAGTTCCCATTTGTGAGTTCGCCCTGAAATTGTTACATCACAATCAGGCGTTGCACAAACTGTTTCATCAATAAATGGAAAAGCGTTGGCGTTTGGGGTGTCGTTCAAAATCGGAATTAAATTCCCATGTCTAATACCTTCAAGAAAAGTGTGTGATTGACTATCCTCAAATTTTGAAATTCTTTGTGAGCCTTCTGTTATTGCGTTTGCAAGGCTCATTTTTTCAGCTGTAACCAAATCAGTTACTAAATCTAAAATACCTATTTTAAAATCTACTATTGTTAATGCCATTTTTATTTAAAATTAAAAGTTCTTACTTCTTTTTTTGTTTCCTTTGCCGGTGTTGTTTGTTTTGCTGGCTCTTCGGTTTTCAAGTTTAAAACTTGATTTTTAAATTCTTTGTATTTTGCTATTTCAGAATTTAAAGAATTTTGACTTGCTTTTAAAGTTTCAATTTCAGCAATCAAAGATTCGTTTTCGTCTTTCAACGCTTGCATTTCGTCATCAGCTTCCATTTCTTTAATTTCAGTTAAAACACCAGCTTCAAAAACAAAAGTGTTACCATCTGCCATTACATATTCGCCATGCGCAGGAGCGCCACCTATTGTAGCTTTTGCACCAACTTCGATTACATCGGAATCAGCTAAATCAACAAAATCTAATTCAGCATTTTCAGCCGTATAAACGATTTTGTTTTTTACGTTACCAAACAATTTATTGTAAATTGCTTCTACTTTTTTATTCATATTATTATTATTTAAGTTATTAATATTTCTAAATGAATTGAAAATCTTGTTTAAAGATTGTGTTTCATTTTCAAGTTCCGTATAAAACCCGTATTCTAAAACCTTTGCTTCGTCCACAAAGTCATCATTATTCATCAATGCTTTTGCAGTTTCAAAATCAATATTGGTACGTTCAGCGTAAAGAGTTGCAATCTTATTATTTGTTTTTTCTAAATCCTCTGAAATGCGTTTCATTTCGTGAGAGTCTCCTATTGCAATCGACCACGCATTATGTATAAAGGGAGTTGAAAATTTGTTACCAATTCTTTTGTCTCCAGCTAAAAGAATAACCACGCCAATAGAAGCACAATAACCATCTACTCTTGTAGTAAGGTTAATGTTATTTTCATTTTTAAAGCGTTGTAGAATATTGTAAATTGCAAACCCAGCTTCTGTATCGCCACCATAAGTATTGATGCCTACGATTAATTCGTCATTTGCATTAACAGATAAATTGCTTAAAGAATTTTTTAAGTTTTGAACAGAATAAGTACCATCACCATCGTAATAATTAAATGGTGTTATGTCTCCAATAATATCAATTTCGTGCTTTGCCAAAATAAAATAGTTTTACATTACAAATATTATATTATATTTGCAATAGCATTTTTATTTTGTTATCTTTGAATTATGGTGTATTTAGTAATATTTATAATATTTTGGTTAATTTTAGTATCTTTCAAAAAGAAGTATTTTACCAATAAATATATTGAAAGTCATAAATCAATGAAAAAAGAAGTTGATGATTATGAAAATTATAAGAAGTTTTGTGAATTAAATAATGAAATCCCTTTGCATAAAAGGGATTTTATAAATGAAGTAGATAAAAATAAAAAACAATTTGAAAAATTAATGAAATAAAAAAGCCACTCTAATTGAATGGCTTTTTTGTTAATAATATAAAGGAATTACAATAATGTCAATTCAGCGGAATCAAAAACTATTACTTTTTTCGGTTCAAAAAAAGCAATAAAAAAACTAGTCGTAGATTCAGAGTTTGCTTTTAAAGGATTTATTGTATAAGGACTTGTAGAAACATTGAATCCACGTAATAACTTCCCAAATTTTGCCACACCATCCTGAGTATAATAGAATTTTACAGAAGCACTCTTATCTTCGCTATAAGTGCTTTTGAAAGTAGCATAAAATGTATATTGGTATCTTCTATGTACTGTTCCATTTGATTCTATAATCGGACTTAGTTCCGTTTCAACTACGCTCTTAGATTTTAAAACCACAGTATTTATAGGCTGCTCGACAACTGGAGTAGTAACGTCCGAATCGTTATCGCTTGAACATCCTACTATTAAAACTCCTACTAAAATAATAATTACTTTTTTCATTTTTCTTTGTTTTTAATTTTGTTTTTCGTTTAATTTATTTTTAACTGCATATTTCAAAGCATCTTCATAACTCTTAAAATATTCCTTTGTTTCGTCTGCAAAAATCCAAAGTGAATTAAAATTATCTACAATTTCATTTGGTAAATACACAATTCTTGGCGTAAACATAAAAGGTTCTGCAATTAAAAAACTGTCATTTTGGGAGATAATTATAAAATTATCAAATTCCCACTGATTTTTTGTTTTGTTTGGTTTCATTTTGTTTGTTTTTTATATTTGTTTTTCCATTAATTTGATTATTTTCATTACACTTTGTAATGAAACTTTTGCTTTCTCTGCTGTCATCGAATATCGGACCATTTTTTCTTTTACTTTATCAAAACCTAAATAAATTTGATAAACAGAATATTGGTCTGTAAGGCTTTCAATGTTTACAACTCCACATTTACGAAGTCTAAAAAGGATTTCTGCATTTGTGTTTAGTACATCAACTACTTTTGCCATTGTTCACATTTTTTTATTGATTGCCTTAATTTGTAACTTGCAACACACCCGCAAAGGTTACACATCTTATTTGAAAGTTGCTGTATTTCTTTATCTTCAATTTTCAATAAATCATTTTCTTCATCGACAAAATTAATACAATTTTTACAATTTTCAAAATATCTTTTTTTTGCTAAAAATTCAGCGGTTTTATTTTTTGTTGCAAAGTTTAAAAATCCAAAATAAATAGGTTTTAGTTCGGGATTTTCTCCCAAGCGATTTTTTAAATCAATTAGTTGTTTTATCATAATCTTAAAAATTCGCACCGTTTCTGACTTCAATATTATCACTATAATTTCCGATACCTCTTGCGCTACCATTTTCAGTTCCAGCCATTGCACCAGCCATAACCTTGTCTCCGATAACACTTGCTAATAATTCTGTGTCTATTCCAGCATTTGATATTTGGCTTTGAATACTACCCAAACTTGAAGCGTTACCAACTATACCGCCATTTGCATAACCTTTAGCAGTTGGACGCATACTATTAACAGCCATTGCACCACCTAAAGCATTTACATCGGCTTGACTAAATACAACCTCGCCAGCGTGAACAATCCCAGCGGGTTGATATTTTGAGCCGTCTCCTGTGTAACCGCCCTCGCTAAAGCCTGAAAGTGTTTGAACTCCTGTTAACGCACCAGCAACTCCACTAATATTTGTTGCTACTTTTAACCCTAAAATTTGAGCAATTGATGCAGCACCTGTCGCAACTGCTATTCCTGTTTGAATACCAGCTTGGGCTGTATTAATTCCTACCCACGGTTGACCAGCTGTTAATGGCGATGCGGCAACTGCTGCTAAATTCGCAACTGCTAAATTTGAATAAATCCCACTTATAGCACTTGCTTTTTCTTGAATGATATTTGCTATTCCTAATGCTTTGCCTAATTCTGATTCTTGACCTACTAATTGAGCCAAACCCTGTAGCACTTGTGTTCTGCCTTTTAGTTTTTGTTGGTTTACAGCATTTTCAATTGCTAATTTTTTATTTGCACTTTCAATTTCAATATTGTTTAAAGCATCTAATTGTGTCTGCAATCTTATAAGTTCGTTTTCGTCTTCAACTGTTTTTAATTCAGCTTCTATTTCTTTTTGAGCCAAATCTATTTCTTGTTGAACAGTTAAATTTTCAGCATCTTTTTCTATTTTTGCTTGAAACTTTTTATCCAAACCTTCAACTAATTTGTCAACTTCTATTTGCGTTTGTTGGTCAAGTTGTGCTGTTCTAATTTCTTGCTCACTTGCACCTTTTGCTTCAAGTTCTAAAAGTTCCGTTTGAAACTGCACCGCTTTACGCATCTTTTCAGCTTCAATCCTTTCGTTTGAATAACGAGTATCAATGGCTGTTATTTGCTTTTGCGTTTCATCTTTAATTCCTAAAACATCATTATCGTATTTTAACTCTATTTCTTTTTGTTGAAGCCTTAATGTTTCGAGTTGGTTTTTTTCAGTTTGATTAATTCCATCTTGTGTGTTTATAGCCTTAATTTGAGTTTGCAATTTTTTATTCTGTAATTCATTTTCTTCAGCTAAAACTTCTAACTTATTTTTTTGGATATTTAAAAGCCTTTGCTTTTCCTGGTCCGCTAATTGTTTGGTTAAATATTTTTCGTTTTCTAAAATAGATTTATTTTTATCAATATAAATTCCAAGTTCTAATTGTGCAAGTTTCTGTTTTTCATCGGCTAATTTTGCAATGCTTTCAAGCTCTTTTTTGTTTGCATCGTCAATAGCTTTTTGTGCATCGTCACGTTTCTTTTTAGCATCGTCAACCCCTTTTGTATCTATTGGTTTTTTACTTGCACTTTCATTATTAATATTTGTTTCTGTTGTTATTGTAACTGATTTTTGTTCTACATTTATTTTTTCTCTTGCTTTTCTAATAATTGAAGCTTCTTCGTTTAATTGTTTGGTTAGTGCCTCTTTTTTTTCTTTTAAGTCATCTTCTGAAACACCATAAACTATTGCGGCTTTGAACGCATTTTTTTTAAATTCATTTAATTTTTTTGCATTTTCAGAATATTGTTTTTCATATATTTTATAATTCTTTTCAGCAACTGATTTTATTGATTGTGCAATTTCAGCATCAGTTCCTGTACCTGCTAAATTAGTAAATTGTTTTTTGAATAATTTATCTCCACCTGCAACACCTTCTGACTTTGCTTTTCCGAATAAATCATCCCACGAAGTATTTAGCCTGATTAAACTTTTTAACGCATCGGAAGCTCCATCTATTATGAATTTGAAAAAATTAGAAACAACACCTGTTCCTTTGCTAATAGATAAAACAAAACTATCATAAGTTGAAGATAATAATTTAGTTTTGCCTTCTAAAGTATTCATTCTTATTCTTGCTTGTTCTTCTGCCGTCCCAAATTCTCCCATTTTAGAAGTCAAATCTTTCAATCTGTCTGTATGGTCAATTATATTTATTGCAGCTACTGAATTTTCTTTTCCAAATACTTTTACTATATCGGCATTGTCTTTTAATAATGGTTTTAATATTTCTAACTTTTCTTGAACTGGAATAGTTTTGTCTTTTAGAAATTCCATAGAAATTCCAAATTTCTCGAAAACGCCTAAAGCTTCTTTTGGCAAAGCATCTGGTGCGGAAATTTTTAAAAGAACATTTCTTAAAGCGGTACCAGCTTCTGCTCCTTTTATTCCGTTTTCTGCTAATAATTGAATTAAAGCTACTGATTCTTGAATGCTAACATTTGATGTTCTTGCAATAGCACCAAATTGTAATAATGCTTCTGTGGTTTGTGGAATTTCAGCTGCACCATATTTTGCACCATTTGCTAAAGCATCTACAAAAACCCCAGCTTTGTCTGCATCTGCTCCAAATTGATTCATTGCATCTGTAAGTCCTTTTGCGGCTTCTGGCAATTCCATTCCAGCGGCTTTTGCAAGAGTTAAAGTTGCTTCTGTAACTTGATTTAATGATTGTACATTTTCTAATAATTCGGGTTTTGCAGAACCAATAAGTTTATAAGCTTCTACTACAGCGATTGCACCACCCTCTGTAGATTCTCCTAATTTTATAGATGCATTTTTTAAGTAATCCAAGTCCTTTCCGCTTGCTCCTGTAATAGCACTTAAATCAGCTATACCTTGCTCGAATTTTTTTGAAGTTTCATAGGCACCTTTCATAATAGAAACAAAAGAAGTAACACCAACTGCTATTCCTGTTATCATACTTGAAAAACCTAATTTTATACCTTCAAAACCTTCTTTAAAATTACCATTTATAAAAGATTGAAATGCACTTTTATAGTTCCCAATATTAGACGTCAAGTTTCCACCAGCACCATCGACATTGCGAAGTTCAACCGCTAAATCATTTGCCTTTTTTGAAGCGTCATCAAATCTTAAAGTTAAGGCTTGTATTTCCTCTTTCGTGCCAGTTTGCTTTAGTTTTATTAATTCGGCACCGAGTTCCCTTTGCTCTTTTTGAAGTAAAGATAGTTCGGCACGTTGTCTTGAATATAAATCTATACTTTCGTTTGTCGACCGATTTTGAGCATCTAAAACAGATTGATAACCTCTCGATTGGTTTGTTAATTTATTTATTTCTAATTGGTTTTGACTTAATTGCGTTTGATAGGTTGCATTAATTTTAGTTTGCTCCAGCAAAGATTGATT